AATTGAACTGCACCACCCTTAACATGAAAAGGCTGTGCTGGTGACGTACCTACACCAACTCGATTGTTCGTGCTGTCAACGACCAGTGTGTTGGTATCAACAGTAAGGTCACCCGTAAAGGTTCCTGTAGATGCCTCAAGAGCCTGTGCTGCTGGATGTGTAGCACTTAACTGTAACGGCCCACGATTTACTACATATATGTTATTTGTTCCAGAACCAGGAGCAGCAGTAAAGGTAAGTGTAGTTCCGTCTACAGTATAAGCAGTTGTAGGCTCTTGCCTTACATTATTTACAAAAACATCTACAGTATTTGTTGTGGCTCCTTCTGACAAAGTAAAGGCAGTAGTAGATGCATTACCACTAAAGGTATCTTTAGATGGTTTTGTTGTAAAGTTACCACTTGCACTATGTCCAATATATGCCATTAACCAGCCTCCAACGCAGTCAATCGTGTTTCAATATCAGCTAGACGTTCCTCTGTTGCGGCAGCTTTAGTTTCAAGAGTTTCGATTTTTGCAATGGCTTCTTGAAGTGCGGCAGTCAGCAATGGCACTAGCTTAGATTGGTCGATGCCTTGATAGTCAGGTGCGGAGCGTGTTTCCATTATGGGAGAGGCGGTCTGTCTCCATTCTTGTCCATCCTCTAGTGTGTCGGGCTTTGCAACTTCTGTGCTGTGAACTACCTCATCGGCATCATCTATAGCGGGTGTAATAATATCGCCCAACGCTGGTGTGACCATAAATTGTTGGTCACTCATAGCGTCTTTTTCACCCTGCACAGCTTCGGGAACTACCGCTGCGGCTTCGTGTGCAAGAAAACCATCCATTGTTCTATCTGGCTCTGCGATAAAATTAAATCGCTTCGGAGCCAATGCTTTTACACGCTCTATCGCACCTGTAAGAACAGCAACATTTTCTTTAAGTCTATAGTCTGATGAAGTTGCGTATGTTGTAGAAGTCGCATTGACAAAAATTGAACCGACTGCCGTGTTACTAGCATTGTGAAAAATTGCGGCATAATAATTTGCATCAGTGTCCCCACCAAACCCGATAGCAAGGTTACCATTTGGAGATACGTTCAGAATGCCGCTATTGGAGCCACGATAGTTTCCATCAGATGAAAATAGTCCAATTCCACGCACCTCAAGTTTGTTTGACGTTGTTGTCGCTCCGATTGCTAGGTTCCCAGCACTTGTAAATCTTGCTCTAAATGTTCCGCTTGTATAAAAATCCATATTATTATTATCGACTTCATAAATAATCCGACCCAAATATCTGTCGCTAGTGCCAAGATTTTTACCAAAGTTGATGATTGTTGACTTATTGCCCGTCCCGTTGATAAGCGACAGGTTCATTTCAGCAGATGCACCGCCATCACCCTGAACCGTAAATATTTCACCAGCACCACGCACATCTAGTTCGCTATGTGGGGAGGTACTCCCAATCCCAACATTGCCCGAACTGTTGATACGCATACGCTCCGTATCAGCAGTACGAAACTCCATGTGTGCGCTTTGTACTTGATTGAATTGTGCGCCCGATGTGCTGTCAAAGCGTATAGCAGCCTGTCCAGCATTGTCCGTGGAATTTACAACCATACCGCCATAGCCTGTAAAATTTAATTCTAGGGCTTGCGTCGGTGAACTCGTGCCTATCCCAACCCGATTGTTCGTGCTGTCAACGTGTAGGGTGTTGGTGTCGACGGTAAGGTCGCCCGTGATAGAACCAATACCATCATTAATAATTTTACTAATTGGCATTAGGTAATCTCCAAAATACTAAGTGAAACATCTGCAGAACTTGCAGTATCACTTGTTACCTTAAGAACATCTGATGCTTCTAAAACAACCTTCTGGTCGCCGCCCACTACAACCAGTGAGCTTCCTGCAGGAACAGGAGCAGCCTTAACTACATAAATATTATCACCATCATTATTTTCTATCTGAACATCTACCGCTATTTGAGATGCAACTATGTTAGCAATCGCCAAACCAATAATAGTTGTTTCTGTAGAACTAGGACAAGTGTAAATGGTGGCAGCACCAGTACCTACCCCAGTATCTGTCTTTAATTTAAACGCATTAGCCATATCGTATTATACTCCATAAATTATCCCAATGCAATAGCAAATGCCACAGCAGCAGCATTAGCATTACTAATACTGGTTGCTAGTGCTGCAGAAGTTGCAGCAAACGTGCTAGACACTGTAGCAATTCTAGTCTCTAGTGTGGCAGATGTAGCTGCAAAAGTACTTGATACTCCTGCAATTCTGGTTTCAAGTGTTGCTGAAGTAGTAGCAAATGTAGAAGATACCGCCGCAATCCTAGTCTCAAGTGTTGCAGAAGTTCCTGCGCTTGCGGCAGCTACAGCAATTGTATTAACAGAAGCTACAGCATCTAGATTAGTTTTTGTTAAAACAGATACCCCTGCTATCCTAGTTTCTAATGTTGCAGAAGTAGTAGCAAATGTAGAAGATACCCCCGCAATCCTAGTTTCTAATGTTGCTGAAGTAGTAGCAAAGGTACTCGATACTCCTGCTATCCTAGTTTCTAATGTTGCTGATGTTCCTGCGCTTGCAGCCGCTACAGCAATAGTATTAACAGAAGCAACAGCATCTAAGTTTGTTTTAGTAAGAACAGATACTGCAGCAATTCTAGTTTCTAATGTAGCAGATGTAGCTGCAAAGGTACTTGATACTCCTGCTATCCTAGTCTCAAGTGTTGCAGATGTACCAGCACTTGCAGCCGCCACAGCGATTGTATTTACTGAAGCTACTGCATCTAAGTTTGTTTTAGTAAGAACAGATACTGCAGCTATTCTTGTTTCCAGTGTTGCAGATGTAGCTGCAAAAGTACTTGATACTCCTGCAATTCTGGTTTCAAGTGTTGCAGAAGTAGCAGCAAATGTACTTGACACCCCTGCAATTCTAGTTTCTAATGTTGCGGATGTTCCTGCACTGGCTGCGGCTACAGCAATAGTATTAACAGAAGCCACAGCATCTAAATTAGTTTTAGTAAGAACAGATACTGCTGCAATTCTAGTCTCTAGTGTAGCTGAAGTAGCAGCAAAGGTAGAAGATACTGCTGCAATCCGAGATTCAAGTGTAGCAGAAACAGTAGCAATACTAGTTGCCATAGTATTAGAAACAGTCGCTATACGAGATTCTAGAGTAGCCGATGTACTAGCAAATGTACTTGATACAGCAGCAATACGTGACTCAAGGGCAGCAGAAGTAGCAGCAAAGGTACTTGACACTCCTGCGATTCTAGTTTCTAGTGTAGCAGATAAAGCAGCAACTGTAGAAGATGTAGCAGCAGGTTCACCAGCAACCAATATATTTGTGGCATCTACTGTTGTTGCACTTATCGTGCCAGCACTAACAGTTGTTGCAAATAAATTACCAGTACGTAAACTACTAACACTCACATCTTGAAATACAAGTGTTGTAGCATCAAGCTTATCAGTTGTAATACTAGTGGCTGCAAGCCGTGTTGTAGAAACTTCTACAGCATTTAATACAGAAACATCAACGCCATCAATAGAAAGACTTGTAGCAGAAACTGTTCCTTCTACTCCTAAATTGCCATGAATGCGAGTTTCATTTTGTGAAAGAGAGATTGCAGAGTTTTTGCCACTACCATCTTGAACACGGCGTAATGTTCCATCAATACCTGCATTATCTACACTGGTATTAATTTTGAGCAAATCTTTATAAGTATTTGCAATCTTTTTTCCTGTAAAATCACTCATTAAATTATATTCCAGTTTTTATTAATGTCTTCCCAGTTATCAAAGACTGCTGCTTCCCAATTAAGATTTCTATCAAGATTGTTTTCTGGACGCACATCTTTTATAAACATGCTTCTGTCTATAGTAGATATAATTTTATTTTGTGGGTGATTAACTAAATCATATCCCCTATCATTATCAGTAGGGCAAACCCAAACCCCATAACTATTTTTTTTCATTACTGTTCGTGGATATGCAAAGCCACAAACATCGCAGACTATCTTATTATATTTACCTCTTGCCATATTATAAACTCGGTAGCCATGCTGATACAGGAACTGCAGATACTAAATCAACAGGTGGTCTAGGGTCATCAACATTTACATCATCAGTTACTCTTGCTATTTTATTTTGAGGGTGGCTTTTTAAATCATACTTCCCTTCAAAATCAGTGGGGCATACCATCATACCATAACTATTTTTTTGTAGTTCAGATAATTTATATTTAAAACCACATACATCACATATTCCTACAGCTTTAGTCATTTTAATATTTTAGTCGTGGCCTAATTAACATGCTTGCTCGTTCCTTGTCTTCTTCTTGCGCCCGTACTAACCTTTCCTCATATTCTTGTTTAAGCATTCCGATGCGTCCTGCATCTACACCTGGTCTTTTCATTGACATAAAATAGGCTGTACCCGCAGTTAAACAAGGAAGAAATCTTCTAGATACGTCTGCATTCTGACTAGAGCGTGTTACATCTTGTATATATTTTACAGTTTCAAGCTTTAGTTTATTGGTGCTATTATCAGGAAGAGGCCAAAGACTAATAACAATATTATCTCTGTCACGTCTAACAGCATATTGAGAAGAGCGACCTGTTTGAGTTTTACGTGGAATTTTAAGATACTCTTCCATTGTAATCCTATTTAGTTGAAGGTCAGTATTACCATCTCCATCTGTAATATTTATTACTGCTTCTAAAACATCAATGTTGTGGTCAGCTAAAGTATAGGCAGTAGTGCTAGTTGTAACCGTAACGGTAGTTGTTCCAATTGTCCATAATTGAATACCACGGTTTTGCCAGTCTTGTAAAAGCAAATTTATAGAACGTCTGGCAGATCGAGGCTCCTCACCAAGAGTAATTTCACCACCAATCATTTCCATAGCTTCTTGGATAACTTCATCTATATCCATAGAAAAACTATATGTTCCTGATGTTGCCATTATGAATTATCCTTTTCTTTATTTCTTTCGTTACACTTACACTTACAATTTTCTTTGCCACAAGTTTTTTTAATATGAATATTTTTTATAATATTTTTTTGATGAGTTATGGCAGAACTAATAGTGTCATATACTTTATGCATTTTTCTATTTCCAGGCTTAAACCAATAATACTTTTCTCTTTTTAATAATGACATTATCTTCTTCGGGCTTTTTTCTTTTTGGCACGACAGTGAGCTTTTTGACTGAAACCTCTTGGATTCTTGCAGTCAATCGACTTTTTGTACTTAGTAGACCACCTCCTTTTCTTTTGTGGGGGACGGCTCACTTGTTTGCCAATGCTGCCTCTTGTAATTGCCATTATGTTCGTTTTCGTTTTAGACCAAAAGTTTGTTTCTGACTTTTAGGTGGACGCTTTTTACTTCCGCTTTTTCCTGCCCAGAACACTTTATTAGCCCAGTAAGCTGCAGATGTCTTACCCTTTTTAATATTCTTGCCGTGTCGAGCCTTAAAGTTTTTACGAGCTTCAGGGCTATAGTTGTGTCCCATGCCTTGCGCTCCAAAGCGAATAATCTTAATTCTATCACCATCACGTACTGCAACCACCGCTTTTTTCTTTGGGTGGTTAGGGGTACGCTTTGGTTTATTAAGACCGCTTAGTCCGACTTTTTTTAGTCGATTTTTTTCTGCGTCTGTTAGTGCCACTTCCACCAACTCCTTTTCTATACTTTGCAGTTTTCTTTGCTATAGCTTTAGGTTGCTTAACAAATTGCTTTCCTTGTTTAGTTCCTTTTCTTTTAGCTCTCGAAGTCGCCGCATATTCTGCTGGTGTGAGTGCCTTAATAGCCGCTTCTGGTAAGTACCTTTCGCCAGTCTTGCTTGACTTCTTGCCACTCTTAGTTCTCCACTTCTGCTTTGTCCAAGCCTTGAGTGACTTCTGTGATTTCTTTAATGCCATAACACATCCTTATGATTTGTAACCTCCACCTGCTTTTTTATAAGCAGCAGCCAGCATTTGAGCCTTTCTTGCTGACCACTGGCCTGGTTTGCCGCCTTTACTGCCAGCCTTAATACGATTAAATAAACGCTTACGCATAGCTGGCTTTGTATAATTACCAGCCTCATTAACTCTGCTTTTAGACTTACCGCCTCTACTCAATTTTATACTAGACAGAATTTTAGATTGTTTAGCATGAGTCTTACTAGCCTTCTTTAAACCTTGAGATACTTCTTTAATTTTACTAGCAGTTTGTTTTTTACGATTAATCGCCATCTTTATCTCGATTCATCTCTTTTTCAAGTTCTTTTAAAAATTTATTTTTATTTTTTATTTGTTCTTCATAAGCTCTTTGTCCTTGAGATTTAGTTCCTTTAGTAGGATTACCTCCAATTTGGTCGCCATCTTCTTTATAAACTATACGACCACCATTAGCAAGGTTTACACCACGTCCCATAGAATTAGAAGTTACTTTACCGCCCCCTTGTTTATAACCCATACGATTACGAACCTCAGTTGGTAGTTTTGCTAAACCTGGATTGTCTGCTGGAACATCTTTTTTAGTCATCTTTTTCTCCTATTTTTTAGATACTGCACCGCCGCCTCGAAGAGCTACGCCCATACCACGACCTTTATTACGGACTGTTTTACCACCTGCTCTACGATATATACTGCCACCTTTTTTAAGAGGGCGGCTTTTTGGTCTACGTTGAACATTTCCTGTTTTCATTTCTTTTGCTGTCATGCCCTTATAAGGAGTACGTGCTGTTCCCTCATCAACAACAATAGTTTGGCCTACACGAATTTTATCAACATTTCTAATATCTGGATTTAATCTTTTAATCATTGCAACAGTTGTATTGTTTGCTTTTGCAATTTCAGAAATAGTATCTCCTGATTTAACCTTATGTTTTTTAAGTGCAGCTTTAGCAGATTGAAGAACCTCTCTACCTTTTCCTATTTTACGCATAACATCCGTTGGGCTTTGATTTCCTGGAACTTTAATATCTTTATCTTTAGCAGCTTTAGCCATTCTATTTGATGCTTCATCAAATCTTTTTCTAGCTGCTCTTGCATCTTTTACAGATTCAACTCCTTTTAATCCTAAAAAGCCAAGAATTGATGCAGGAAGTCCTGCAACTCCTAAAGCTCTAGAGCCAGCCGTAGATGCTAGTTGTCGTTGTGCTGCACCTGTAGATGCTTTTTTAACTGCTTTCTTTGTTGCTCTTTCTTGAGCTTTTCTTTTCCGTCTTTTATCTACTTCAGCCCGTGTTGCTGTTCTTTGAAATTCATCCATTTTAGTTTCCTCCTGTTAGTGTATTATCACCGCCACCTGGTGATGCAGGAGTCTGCATGTCATCACGGCGTGTGCGTCTTGCTTGATTTCTAAGTGCCTCAATAGCATTTGCATATTGTTGTTCATATACTTGTACTACTGAATAGTTTTTCATAAAGTTTGTTGCTTCTATCATTGTTGCATAATATAATGCATCATAACAAAAGTCTGTAAAATAGTTTGTATTGTTTACACTTGTCAGTGTAGTAGGTCTAGCTGTGTATACAATACTACCAGTGTAAGTGGTACTTGCAGTAGGAGCAAACAAAATTTTAGTATTGGTCTGTCTTGCATAATATTTCGGAGTCCCTGTACTGGCACTTACAGGCCAATAATCATTTATAAATTCATCAGTACGAGGTAAAAGATTTATTTTAGTTCCACTTTCTTCAATAAAAATATTTTTAATTACACGAGTTCCTGTAGGAAGTGTAAAGGTATTTGTTGCAGATACCAGGCTAACTGTTGTTGTTTGTACAAGACCTGCATCATCCAAAGATTTAGTTAGCCGTTCTTCTGCACGGTTAACCATTTTGGGAATATAGTCAGTAAATTCAGATCCATCATTTTCAGTGGCCTGAATAACATCGTTAACAAGGTATGTATAATCAGCCATAATAAATCGTTGTAGAAATAGTGGATGCTGCAGATACAATTACTTTCCCTGCCATACGAACACCATTATTTAAAAAATCCTGATAAGTATCACCGTTTGTTTGAAACTTAATTCTGCCACCAATGGTGTTGCCAAAGGGGTCTGTAGATGTACCAGTAATAACTACAATGCCTGTTCCTACACAGTTAACACCACGTACACGGGTATCAGTAACAGTTACACTAGTAAGAGAATCTACAAAAGTACCAGTCCCAGAAACAAATGCGCTTCTAATATTAGTAGTCATTGATCGCTCCTATAAAAATGTTAATAGCTATATTATACTAAAAAAGGGCGTAGGATACAACTCCCACGCCCTTTAAAAGTTTAACTACGAGTAAAAGTCTTAAGAACCTGGATTCCCGTAGTAGCTACGCCAGTCAGAGAAACCGAAGCTATAACGCTCACGAGCCTTAAAACGAAGGTTTCCTGTGTCAAAGTCTGGCTCCATCTTCGTCTGAAGCGGCGCACGGACGAACATTTTCGCACCGTTCGGGCTGTCAGTTTTAATGAAGAAGGCATTAGTATCAGTAAAGCGACGATTAACGAAGTAACCACGAGGCAGAAGCCCTTGATTACGGATTGAGTTAATGTCGTTTACATTGGTGATGCCATTGCCGCCATTAGCAGCAGTTGTGGTTGACAAGGTGCTATTCAGGATCTGGTCAGCAATAAATACTGAATCAGACGGAATATGCAAGCTAACTGCTTGTGAGCCAGTTAGAATACCACGGTCATCTTTTTGTTTGGAAACAGTAATCAAAGCAGTTTCAAGTGACGCTTCAGAAAGGTCGGCACCTGTCAATGCATTGCTTTGGTTTCCATCACCAACAGTGGGGTGAGATGCTGAAAAGAACGGTTGACCGTCGCCACCAGCAAATGATGCGTTAAAGCCGTTGTTAAATACATCGGCAGCTTTAACCTGTTTAGTGTTTGCCATAGCACGGGCAAGACCTCTTGCACGTAGTTTAGCAAATGTGTCATACAGGTTGTCTTCCATAGCTTCTTCTGTAACAGCGAAGCCAAGAGCGATAGTCTCGTGTGTGTAACGAGATGTAAAGCTTTCTTGGGCATCGTCATACGATACAGCAGCACCTTCACCTTTTACAGGTGCAGTGCCAAAGCCAGTGAAGAGAACCTCTTCTTCAAACGCACGATCTGAATTTTCTGTGTCAAACAGAGGTGCATGTTCATTGTCAACTTCTCCATACTCCATACCAAAAACGGCATTGAGACCAGGGAGAAGCTCTTTTGCAATACTTGCTCTATTAATAGCCATTATTAATCTCCCTAATTAGTTGTTGTTACTGGAGCAGTTACAAATACGTTGCGGAAATTATCAGCATGCAGGTTAAGCATAACTTCAATTTTCGTTTTTGCATCACCCAGAACATTTCCTGGTTCATCAATAACACGAATAACTTTGAGGTCAAGACCAGTAGAAGCTACTTCGCTGATATCCGCACTTGCACCAGAACGACCAGTAAAGGTCGAACCAGATGTAATTGCGCCAAATGGTACGTTCTTGCCTACGACAGCAGCCGTAACAGAAGCGTCACCTTGGATTTCGTAAATTTGTGCAGGATTGTCAATAACAAATCCTACGGCATCAGTGGCAGAAGTGCCACCAGGCCAATATGATTTAAACTTTTGTTCCCCGTTTTCTACATAGCGACAGCCTTGGAATACACCAATTGTAGCTTCACCTGCAGAGGTAAGAGCTACAATGTTGCCAACGGATACACGGACTGGCTGGCCTGTGTAAATGTTGGCGGCAGTGCCTGAAGCAATAGGATACTCATTAGTAGAATTGCTATTCGGCGCACCGCCACGAATACGGGAAGGAGTCAAACCATTAGGTGCAAAAGTTGCAGTCATTTTTTATCTCCTTCAAGATTGTGCAACCAAGGCAGATAATTAGTCGAAACTAGGATTACGTCCCTTGGTCACGTTTGATTTACTTTGATTTTGAATAGGCATTCTACGGTCACTCATATTCTCAAGTTGTGAATTAACCGCATCAATCATTTGATCTGAAGCCTGTTCGTAGTGCCTTTGTCGTGCTTCAGCACGTTTAACTAGGATCTTTGCAAGAGCCAAGTCACCACGACAAACAGTACCTTTATAACGGCCTTCCTCTTTTACCATTGCAGAGTGAGCCATTTCTGGTACTTCATCAAGAGATACAAATTCATATCCTTCTTGCATACGCTTACCAATATTAGCGTAATCATCAGAACCTTTTATAGTTGTACGCAACCAACGAAGTTTCATTCCTTGTTCTAAGAATCTGTCTGTAACAGCTTGAGGAATTTCTAAAAGGTTAGGTTCAGAGTATGTATATTCTTCTTCTCTTGTTTCCAGTTCACGAGTCTGTGTATTACGTGTAGTAGTCCGTGCCATGTGTGTTTTCCTTTCGCTTTCTAAATTGTAGTGTATGCGCCATCACCAGCTTGTTCAATCTTAAGCTTTTCTTGTGCATACTGTTCAAGTGATATACCCCATTTTTGTGCCAGTCTAACATCTTCTTGTGTTAGTTTGACTTTTTTGCCAGATGAGGCTTTCGGAGCCAGCGAAGCTCCAGCCACCACTTGAGCAGGAGATGACGTTTCCTGCGGTACGGGGGTTTCGGTGTTGCCACCAAACTTATGAGGGAAGGCATCAGCTAGACGCTTATTGACTTCCGTATAAAACTCATCTTCTTTAGGATCAAATCCTTCTTCCTTAAGTTGCTGGTCAATAACCAAAGCTGCTGAAGTTAGAATTTGATCTCTATTAAACCACTCATTTTGAGATGCCCATTGATATGCCTTCATATCATAGCCCATGTAGCTTTCTTGCTGGGGCTGCTGGGCTTCTGCCTCTTGTTGCTGTTCTACAGGAGCAGTCTGCTCAAACTGTTTTTTAGCATCTCCAAGGCGGCTAGCATCTAA